CAGGTAGAATTCGAGGTACGGGCCTTCGGAGACGAGGTGCGGGTGCTGCTGGTAGATGCTCCGCTCCATCTCCTCGGCGTGGCGCCGCCGCTCGGCCTCGGTGACGGTTGCCGTCATCTCCTGGCGAAGCTGGGCGGCGATCTCGTTCGCTATCTGCGCCTTCTCGGCGTTGCGGAGGCCGATGGGATCGTTGGCGAGAGTCTTGAGATACTCCTCGTTCAGCCTCGAGTAGCCGTCGGGGTCGGGCGGGGGCCGGCTTGCCTGGGCGGCCTGGCGAGCCGCCTGTGCAGCGACTTGGGTTCCCTGCGCGAGCTGCTGGAGGGTCTGCGCCTGGGCGGCCTGGTTCTGCGATACTTGCCCGACCTGTTGGGCTAAGTGGGCGATCATCTGCTCGATCGACGGCTGTTCGTCTGCCACTAGCTTGCCTCTTTCATCGCCCGACGGGTGAAGGTGGAGCGGGCGGTTTCGCCGCGGGTCGCTACCCAGTCGAGCTCGGCGACGAAGGCTCGGAGGGCCAGCGAGAGGACGATGTCGTCGTCGTTGGCGACCTTGGCGTCGAGGAAACTTCGCTCGGAGATATCGGCGAGCTCGACGAGCTTCTTCCTGATCGAGTCGCGCCAGCCCTTGAAGCAGAGGAGGTCCGAGCGCCTCATGCGCCGGATCAGCGGATCGTCACTCTTCTCGTAGGGGAACTTCTTCGCCGGGATGGACTTCTCGGCCTTCAGCGCATCCTTGATGGTGCGAATGGCGCGGAGCTGGCGGCGGGCTTCGGAGCGGTCGGTGAAGGTGCCGCTCAAGTCGCTGCGGGCCTGCGCCGACTGCTGATCGAGGAGAGCCTCGGCGGCCTCGAGCCAGGTGGTGGCCGGCGCCGCCTCGGCGACGTCGAGGATGCGTTCCCGGTGCTCGAAGGCCCGGGGCATCTAGGTACTCTCGATGCCCATCGCGCGCGTGTGCTTCGTCGTGCCCATCGGGGGCACCCGCTTGCCGCCCGCACCGACGCCACGAGTGGCGCCGAGGTGCTGGGGTTTGGGCGAGCGGGCCTGCCCCTTGGGTGCGGCGGCCGTCTCGTGCGGGACGGGGACCCGGGAGACCTTCACCTGATATTCCGCGCCCTTGGTGGCGGGCGTGGAACTCAGCCCCTGGACCTTCCGAAACGACTTGTCAGTAGGCATGCTTCTGGCTCCCCCTTGCCAGAAGTAGCGCCCCTAATCAAGCGGATCAGTTGTCGGAGCGGTCGAGCTCGATCCAGTCGGTGCCGTTGTAGACGACGGTGAGCGAGTCGTTCTGGCACATGGTGAAGTTGCCGGCGAGCTGGAGGCCCAGGGTCGAGTCGGTGAAGGTGATGCAGTCGGTGGCGACCGAGTCGGTATTCAGAAGGATGCAGACCTGACCGGTCGCGCCGTCGGCGATCGATGGGTTGCTGGTCAAGATCGTCGTGCCGGTGGCAGTGGTGAGGGTCATCAGGCTCGCCGAGCAGGTGATGGTATCGGTCGCCGCGGCGATGGCCTGGGTGGTGTTCGGGTAGACGGTCGTCCCGGTATTCCTGAGCCCGATGTTACCGGGGCCGGTACCCGCGCGCGTGGGCTTGTCGATATCGACGCCGACGAGCGTCGTCACCTGGGGCGTACCGCCGATCGACGGGTTGGCGAAGTAGAAGCCGCGCCCGGTGGTGATGTTGAGCGCCCCGGCCGTCTCGGTGAACGTCATCCCCGAAGAGAAGGAGTTTGCTTGCGGTACAGTAAACGTCCCGCCTGCATCGACGTTCCGGTAGATTGTACTGTCCTGAAAGACGTTCACACCTGCCGCGCCCATGCTCCCAGTTCCAGACGTGGCCGAGTAGCGCACGGTGATGGCCGAACGGAAGACGTTGGGTGTCGGCGGCACCTTCGCAGCAACCGAGGCATCGAGGAGCGCGGTTGCGTCGAAGAGCGTCCACGACGATGCCTGCGTGGCGGCGCCGGAGACGGTGAATGTTCCGCCGCCCTCGATCGCCTTGTAGGAGTTGATCACGACCCCGGCGGCGTCGTCGTAGTTGAGAGTTGGGTTCAGGTAGAGGCCGCGAACAGTAGAGGCGGTGCCGGCGGTGCCGGTAACCGACATGGTCGGTGTCCAGGCGCCGAAGTTGGAGGTCGAGCCATCGACGGGGTCGGGAATCTCCTCGGTCCACTCGCCCTCGGAGCCGAAGAAGATCGAGCCCTTGGAAGCGTTGGCGGTGGAGCTGAGCGTCAGGTCGTCGCCAGCAGCGGTGCCACCCTTGGCGATCTGCCCGCCGGATCGGCCGGCGAGGAGCAGGTACTGGGTGTGGTCGTCGTTGCCGAGGCCGGTCAAGAGACCATGAGCGGTGGTGTTGGCATCCGTCACGGTGCAGTCGGTGCGAGTCGACCCGGCGTTGTCCGCGCAGGTGATGGAGCTTCCGATGAAGTTGATGGTCGGACGCTGCGTCAGGTTGGCGCCCTCTTCCTGCACGCGGTTGTAGAGGCAGCCGGTACCAGTCGAAGTGCAGATGGTCCCATCGACATCGGTCGAGGTGACGCTCCCACAGGTCCAGGCGCCGGCCGAGCTCGTGGACCGCGGGAACTGATTCGTGCAGGACGACCCGCCGTAGATCGACTGGACGCCAGTGCCGGTCGTGTTGAATGTGATCCCGGTCCCGAGCAGCGACATGGCCTGCGCGTTGGGAAGCGACCCGTCAGGAGTCTTCAGGATGTAGGTTGACGTGGTCGGAGCACCGCCTCCAACACCGCCACCGCCACCACCGCCGATGAGCCCCGATCCCAGAAGGAGCGGAAGAAGCGCGAGAAGGGCTAGTCGCGCTCGTCGATGTTGCACACGTTCACCGCGCCGCCGACGGCGATGCAGCTGATGACGCCCTCGTTCGACCAGTCGATCCAGAAGCCTTCGCGCGGGGCGAGCTGGAAGCCCGTGGCCGTCGTGCAGGTAGCCGAGTTGGGGCAGACGTAGACGTTGTTGCCGCCGGTCGCCTCGCAGTTCTTGACCATGATCGAGAGGCGGTCGTAGACGCCGACGCTGGTGGTTCTGAGCGTGGTCGACGTCGTGGCGCAGCTCACCTGGGAGTACGAAACGTTGTGGCCGCGGGAGTGGCGGTTGTAGGTCGGGTTCACTCCCTGCGCGGCTGCCGTCGAGGCAAAGAGGCAGAGCGCCAGGGCGAGGCTACGATTCATCGCCCCAGACGAAACCCTCCACCGCGATCACGCCGGTGGTGATGGTCGCGAGGGTGGAGACCTTGAGCACGTTGCCGACGGCCAGCTGGTAGCCGAGATCGTAGTCGAAGAAGGTCAAGCCGTACGCCACAGCGCCGGCAGCGTCGGTTGCCGTGGTGATGGTGCCGAGCGAGATGAGCGGCGTCGCGACGGCGTTGTCGAGAAGGAAGATCGCATCGCCCGGGGTCGCGCCGGCAAGGGCGGTCGTCACGCGGGCACGGAGAGCGCACCCTTTGAGCGTTATCCGTTTGCCCGCCGCAGGCGTCCAGACGGTGCCTTGCGCGGCGCCGGTGAAGGTGGTCGCCACGCGGATGATCGACGTGCTCCCGTACTGGCGCTTGTTCGGCGTGATGGACATCGCTCACCCCACAGCCGGCGGCCCGCTATTCGCCGTCACCATGTTCTGCGTCGCCTGCGGAGAAGGAGGACCGGGGGGGCCAGTCGGCGGAGCAGGCGGCTCCGGCGACGCTCCGCGTGCGCCGCCCGAACCTGCTCCCTGACCCCCTCCAGTCGCTTGCTGCTGGGCCATCATCTGCTGCGTGAAGGCTTGCCAGCCGGCCTCGTCCGCGGGGGCGTTCAACTCCCGCGGATCGATCATCATCGCCTCGGCGGTGCGGAAGAAGATCTTGCCCTGCACGTCGAAGGGCATCTGCAGCATCTGCGCGGTGGTGGAGAGCTGCATCAGCTTCTGGAGCTGATCCTCCTTCTCCATCTGGTTGGAGATGCCGCGCGCTCTGACCTGGAACTTCGCGTTGAGCAGGCGGTAGCGGTTCCACTCGTCAAGGAAGCTCGACGGCCCCATGAAGACGCTGAAGGCTTCCTGCAGCTTGGGCTCGCTGATGTCGCTCAGGTACTGAAGGATGTTCTCGTAGGCGAGTTGCACGGCGGGCTCGAGGTCGCGCTTCTGGAGGCCGTGCGCGAGGATCGACGCTGCCGAGCGGCCCTGCGACACCTCGCCGCGGTACTGCGTCGCGGTGCTCCTGCCCTTGAGTGGAGGCTCGCCAGCCAAGGTGCCGTACATCATGGTCGACTCGTCGATCTTCGCCTCGAACGACTGGATCATGGGCATCGCTTCGGACGGCGTGGTCGCGATCTTGAGAGGCTGAATCGCCCCGTCGCCGGTCACGTGGTAGACGGCGCCCGGCGTCAAGCTGTCGAAGTCCTCGTCGGGGTCGAGCTTGTTCTTGTTGACGGTGCAGGCGGGGATCACGCCGAACGTCGTCGAATCGATCATCAGGTTGTAGATCGCGTTCAGGACGACCTGCAGCGGCTTCGCCGCGTAGATGATCTCCCGTCCCCACGGGCTGCCGCGCATCGGCAGCGGGGTCGTCAGGATGTACGGCCGCTTCCCCGTCCAGCTGGGATTGCTGTCGAGGGCGATGACCTTCTTCTTGTTCGCGACGATGGAGACCCAGTTCTCGACCAGCATCGAGCCGTCGTCGTCGTAGAAGTTGCCGTACCTGATCTGGAGGAGATGCTGCTTGCGGGGGCCACGGCGGCCGATCATCGATTGGCGCCCCTCCCGCTGGCGCCGCTCGAACTCGTACGTCGTACCGCACGGCTCGCCGATATCCTTGATGTCGTCCAGGCAGTTGTAGGCGCCGAGCTTGATGTTGTCCTCGATCTCCTCCTGATCGACGAGCAGCTCCTCGACCATGTACCTGCCGCGGCGGTAGTCCTGGTGCATGGGGTCGGGGTAGATGTTCCAGACCGGGACCTGATACGCGCGCAGGCACGACCGCGGGCGAGGCTGCGAGACGATCATCGGGCGAGTCGTCGGCTGGCCCATCATCTGGGCCATCTGCTGCTGCTGCGGGTCCTGGTAGATGGGGACGTCCTGGAGCTCGGGGCTCCGCTCCATCCACTGCTCCCAGACGAGCTTGATGCAGCCGGTGCCGTAGAGGAACCCTTCCTCGAGGGCCATCATGTACTGGTCGATGAAGTCGGCGAGATCGAGCACGACGCGGCAGATGTGCTCGATGAACTGCACGTCTGCGGTCTCGGGAGTCCACGTCGGGAGCTTCTCGAGCGTGAACCAGTTGGGGTTCTGCAGCAGCGAACTTTTCACCAAGCTCCGCGCCATCTCGATCTTGGCGTGGATCTGCGGGATAAACACGCGCGCCTGCCACGGTGCCTTGCCGCTGTCGTCGCCGATGTTGTTGTAGAGGTCGGCGCTGGAGCGCCAGTCGGCCTCGCGGTCCTGGCGGGCGTTCTTCGACTCGTCGACGTCGGAGTGGGTCTGCTGGACGATGCGGTCGTCGGTCAGCTTCGAGACGATGGTCTCGGGGTCGGCGACCATGCCGGGGATCTCGGGCGGGAGGCCTGGCTGCTGGGACTCCTGCTTCAAGGCGACCCAGCCCGGGACCGGCGTGATGTCGGTCAGAAGGGCGGCGAGGCCGGGGACGAGGGACTGCTCGAAGGCTTTCGGGTCCTCGAACATCCCGGGCATCAGCCCGGTGAATACCGGGGAACTATAAGTTTGTCTACTTCTAGCCGCGGCTCAGCATCTCGTACATGGCCCGCCTGACGGCAGACCGCGGCCCCTCGATGGTCGGGCGAGGCGGCGGGGACCAAGCTCCCGCGATCTCGCCACCGACCACCGTGGGGGCCGCTCCAGGATGGAGATCGGCGGGAAGGGCAGGCTTCCCGACGACCGCCCCTGGGACCTGGATGAGTCCGAGCTCGGCCAAGGCGGTGACCACGGCGACGACGGTGGTGCGGAGGTTCGGATCTGCAGCAGGCGGTGGACCAACCGCTACTGCAGGGGGGATCGGCTGAGGAGGAATAGGCTCAGCCTCCCGAACCTCCGCTACCGCCGCATCCGGCGGGGGCGAGTTCACCGCCGGCTCCTCTACTGGTCCACCGCGAATCCACGCGGGGATCACGCTCCAGAGAAAGTACCCCAGCGGCCGGCGGAATGCCTCTACCGCTTCCTTGCGAAGGTAGAGATCGCCGCGCGCGAGGGCGATCAGGTGGGGATTTGCGAAGATCAGCTGCAGGCGATTCTCCGACTGCTGGATGACCTTCTGCAGCTCCTCGATCTTGTTCAGGGCGAGGTCGTAGTTCCTTATCGGAACGAAGGCGGAGCCCAGATCTGGCGGCGATGGGAGTCCCCCCGGCTCGCGTTTTCGCTTCTTCCGAACCCGTAGCTTTGGGCGAGCTTTGCTTGCCTTTCCTGCGACCGCCTTTTGGCGCCAGTTCGTCCGCGCGCTAAGCGGCCCCGGTTGATGGCCCTCTGGTTGACGAAGTACTTGAGCGTGTCGACGTAGTCCTTGCCCGGCTGCCCGAGGAGCTGCTTCGTCGACATCGACAGCGGGTCCCACTGGAACCTCTGGAGTGCCCACAAGGGTCCCCGGGGCAAGTCCGCCACCCTCTGGGTGATCATCAACTTCGATACCATCTTCTCCAAGACGGGGTCCCAGACTGGCCTCAGCCATTCGTCCAACTCCTCTAGCGGCGCCGGCTCATCGTTCGGCACGTAGTCGAGTCCAAGCTGGCGGAACCTGATGAACCAGTCCTCATCACGCTCCTTGTCGACTCTGGCGCGGCCACCCTTGGCGTCCATGATGGCGAGGTCGGGCTCCTTGCCGATGAACCTCCGCTCGCGCTTGACCTGCTCTGCCATGACGGAGACGGCGGCGTCCTCGATGTGGCTCGCCCAGACGACGTACCATCGCTCCGTGCGCGGGTCCTTCTGAAACCAGCAGACGTACAAGCCTCTGGTCATTGATGGATCGCAGCTTTCGACCAAAGGCCAACTGCGAGCATCAAGGCTCATCGCGCCGCCGTCAAGGTTCATGGCTAGTTCCAGCGAAAACGGCGGCGCTTGTAGTTGATGATGCGAGAGACGGTCTGCTGTCTCGTCCTGAACATACGCGCTAGATACGGCTGCGTGACACCCAACGCATAAAGCCGCCGAATCTCATCCACCTCGCAATCACGCAGGCGAACGGGAACGTAGTTGCGCACCTTCTTCATCATGTCGGCGGTGTTGTCTGCCGCCGTACCGAGGAAGATGTGGTCGGGATTCACACAGCTCCGCATGTCGCACCGATGCAACGCCAACATGCCTGCCGGGATCGGTCCGTTCACCATTGCCCATGCAACGCGATGAGCCGTGGTCTGCTTGCCGTTATGGCAGGAGAGGCCGTAGCCTCCCCGACCATGGTCTCCCTTGGTGAGTGCGCCGAGCCACAGGAAGCAGCCGGTGTTCGGCTCGGGAATCCACATGTCTTCCCACGGACCTTGCGGATGTCCTCTCATCACTCACCACAAATTAGCGACGACATGTGTGTCTTGCGTAACGAAGGCGTAGCGGACGTTGCTGTAGTCGAGGGGTAGCCCCAGTTCGCGAGCTCGGCGCTCGGCGGGAGTGAGCCCCGCAAAGAAGCTGTTCAACTCGTTGTGGTCGATGTGGCCTTCTCCAGGGTTGCAGGTCGTGCAGTTGGCGTGAGAATGGCATTCGTACGCGGCGACATCAGGGAGCTTGCCTTCCTGGGCAGGCACATGAATCTCATCGTAGACCCACATGTTTTTCAAAGGGGTCATGCAGAAGAAGATCCAACCCCGCGTTCTCATCGTCCCACGCCTGCACGCCATGTAGATCTCGCGGGTGGGGGGTTCGTCGAAAGCAATTCCATTCCAGAGCGACCCCTCGAACGATTCGGGGTCTTGGTCGTACGAAGCGAGATGCAACTCCGCGCCACTCTTGAAGTGGAAGATGTACGGGATCCCTTGCTGATTCTTGCGCGGCTTCTTCGAGAGCATGTTGGGCGCGATGAACTCCCGTAGCTTCGGCAAGATAACCTCGGGTATCGCCTTCGTGAAGTTCTTGCCCATGAGAAGGTACATCCCCGGCCGCTCGCGAATTCGCAGCTGACCCCAGTCCGGCGGTACGATTCCCCCCATCGCTAGCGGATACGTGCCCAGGCAGGAAGATAAAATCCTGATCACGAGGCACGTAGTACCTCCAACCTGATTCCCTTTTATTAGGCTTGACACCTTCTTATCGGTGGCAAACCAGGGGCGCTGGAAGTTGGACGGGACGAACAGCGAGAAGGCGCCGACTTCGGCGAGGCGGCGGTGGATGTGGATCTGCTTGGCGATCTCGGCCTGGCGGGCCTGGTCGTCGCGAAGGAGATCCTCCTCAGTACTCATGGCAGGACCGTCAGCGCCCCGGCCGGCTCCGCGCCGTAGTCTATGGCCGACGCGGGCTTTCGGCGGACTAGGCACCAGCGCGGGGCGCTCGCGGTCCTCGCCATCAGTGGCCCCCGTGGGCGGGCACACCGTCGTCGAGATGCACGCCGCAGGCGGCGGCGACTTCCTCGAGCAGGCTTTTCGGGAACGGGTAGCCGGCGAGCAGCAGCAGGATCAGCCCCAGCACTCGAGCGTTAGCCTGCTGCTGGAGGCTTAACTCCTCGAGGGTCACCGGCCCTTCAGCGTCCACGTCTATCCTTCATATAGCCACGCAGGCCGAGGGCGTCGCCCCAGACGTCCCACTGGCGCCGCTCCCACTCCTGCGAGAGGTCGTCCAGCGGCGGCTGCTCGCCGCGGTAGGGGCGCCGGTCCACTTCGCCCGGTAACGGCGGCTCGATGGGCACATCAGGCCCGTAGCTGCCGCCGGCCTTGGCGCGAGAGAGCTTGGGTCCCCAGTTCAGCCAGGCAGGCATGCCCCACTCGCGGCGCTCGACCTCCTCGGGCTGGACCACGATCTCTCGCACCCGCTCCTGGGCCGCCGGGACGAAGATCACGCGGCGGACGCCCGGCATCGGATCGGCGCCCAGTGGTGCATAGGGGGCGGCAGCCGCCGCAGCCTCGTCCCGGCCAGGGTTCCCGCCCGCAACGTCGATCTCCCCGGGGTTCGTTAGCTCGGCGGCCGCCACCGCCTCCTTAGCACTCCCACGGCACTCCGCACAGCGGCAAACGCCGAGCTCCCGCTGCCGAGCGTGGAATTCACGTTGCCGCGCCTCAGAATTCACCCTTCCTCCACTTCTCGGCGACGTCCACGATCACGCCTATGAGAAGGATGCACGCCACGGCGAAGGTGAACATCCCCAAGAGGAAGGCCATGAACTCCCACACCTACGCAGGCTGCGTCCCCGGCGTATCCTCGGGCAGCTTCACCTGCGCGATCACGTCGCCCATCTCCACGAATACGACCGTCCCGGACGACGAGAACTTGATCTCCGTCCCCGCGCGGAACAGCACATCCTCGCCCACCTTGAGAATCGGCCCGCTGGCGTAGTTCTGCACCTCGAAGCCCAGCGCGACGACCTTCCCGGTGCCCGTCCCCTGGTGGATCGTCCCCGCCGACGTGTCGATCGCCAGGAACTTGCCGTAGACCTTGAGACTCTCGAGCGAGATATCTACCGGTGGAGGCATCAGTACCCGCCATCCTTCGGCTTGGGCTTCCCACCCTTAGGCTTTTTCGCCATCGTCCTCGTCCTCGTCTTCCTCTTCGGGCTTCTCGGGGTCGACCGGCGGCTTCTTCGGGTCCTTCGGATCACCCATGGGAATCCTCCTCTTCAGAAGTCGCCCTTATCACACTCTTGACTCGGAGCGAGCATCAGGGCAGCTACTTCCCGTCGGCGAAAGCCGAGGGGCGAAGGGTACGGGCTAGTAGCCGCAAACCCGAGCCTCCCCATGGCGCCAGATCCAAGTGCGCCGCCCCTTCAAGGTCGGTTGGGGAAGCCGTCACGCCGAATAGCGCAGAAGCGCGCGGGGGGTAGGGGGGCTCAGGGCAAGCTACGCCTGCATCCGCAGGCTTTAGCTCTCCTTCGGAGAGCCACCCCTCTCCCGCTGCCACTGGAACTCGAACTTCGCCGCTCCCTCGCGCTCCCGCTCTGCTCGCAGCTCCACCTGCCTTCGCGCCTGCGCCGCAAGCTTCTCTGCCGCTAAGCGGTACGGCCCCCACGGGCCGCCCTCGTTCATCGCCTTCAGCGCTGAGTCCGTTACCGCTTGAGCGTTAGAGTTCTTCTTCCGCCGTGGCCGCCACATCACATGTGCACCGCACCTGGCACCAGCCTCAAAATCAACGCCACCGCCACGATGATCGTCAGCACCACCAGCACCGTCGTCGCGATCGGCTCCCCTACCTCCCATACCGCCATCAGCCGCCGCGCTCCCCAGATCACAATGCACGCCACCAGCAGGAAAATCAGGATCGAGACCAAGAACCCTACGTCCATCGCTCACTCCTCCGGCAGAGGCTCCGGCGGTGGTACCGCCTCCAACACTCCCGCCAACTCCCGCAGCTCCTCCGCCACCGCCTCCCGCCACTCCTGATCCTTCCCCTTCTCCCCAATCAGCTGCGTCGCGATCCCCCTCAACTGCGTCGCTAACGCCTCCAGCTCCGCCTCTCCCGCTGCCACCTCACACCCCACCCTTCTTCGCTGCCTTCTCCTCCTCCTTCTTCCGCTCCGC